ATGATCAGCGCGACTACACCGTCTATTTTCTCTGTTGATTTCTTTTTATTGGGTTTGATGTTTCCTGCAGCGTCTTGGTCGACGATGACATTACCCATATTCCAGTCGAGGACAGGATGTTTGCCGTGGCGTATTTTGCCTTCCATCACAAACTGATAGAAGTCCTTTGAAGGTGGGGACATGGAAATGAACCCCTGACCGAACGGAAACACTGTAAACCCATGCTCCGCACCCAGTTCTTCAAGGTCGCGGCGTATCTTCTCTGCACCGTAGCGGTCGTAGGCGATTTCGCGAATTCTAAAACGCTCCGACAGCTTGGCGATGAAAGCCACTATGTAGTCATAGTCCACCACATTGCCCTCGGTGGTGTTGAACACTCCTGACTTTTTCCATACGGCATAAGGAACGTGGTCGCGCCTTGTCCGCAGGTCAATCACATCTTCCGGCAGCCAGTAAAATGGCATCACTGTGTATTTGGTATCAACTCCAACCGGTGGGAATACCAGAACCAGAGCCGTAAGATCGCCGGTACTGGAAAGGTCGAGACCGCAGTAGCAATCCCGACCCTCGTATTCTTCAAAGTCTATGTCTTCACCGCAGGCGTCCCATTTGTCCATAGGCATCCACCTGATATCAGCATTACACCATTCGTTCAGGCGAAACTGCCGAAAGTGCATCTCCTCGGCAGGGTTTTGTTTTGCCTGTTCATAGGCAGCCTGCACCGTTTCAAAGGGAATCGTTACGTCGATGGATGGATTGACCCGTCGCCAGACGGCTTCGTCATTCCAATCATCATCTTCTTCAATGCCGAATACGGCAGGATAGAAGGACGGATCAATTTTTGAGCCGTCCATAACCGCTTTTGCTTTTTGGTGGATTTCATAACAGATGCTCGTCTTATCCCTGCCCGCTGTGGTGATGAGAAAGTAGAGGGGCTGCCGTCTGGCGTCACCTGTGTACTTGGTCATGGTATCGAACAGTTCGCGGGTCTGCTGGGCGAAGAGTTCATCAAATATAAGACCGGAAACATTGAAGCCTTGTTTGGACTTTGTTTCCGAGGACAGCACTCTATAAAAGCTGTTGGTGTGCGGGAATATAATCCGCTTGGTTGACGGCACGAGTTTTGACAGCTTTGCCAGATCGCCGCATTGCTCGACCATCGCTTTGGCAGTATTGAAAACAATACTCGCCTGATTGATGTCGGCGGCACAGGAGTAGACCTCGGCACCCGCTTCGCCATCGGCGAACAGGAGGTAGAGGGCGATTGCCGCCGCCAGTTCCGACTTACCGTTTTTCTTACCGACCTCAACATACGCCGTGCGAAACTGCCGATAACCGTCCTCTCCGACGATACCAAAAATATCACGGATAATTTGCTCCTGCCACGGCATCAACTGAAAAGGTTTTCCATACCATTCGCCGGTGGTGTGCTTGAGCATGGATATAAAATTAACCGCAAAATCCGCTCGTCGTACATCATATCGGCTGGTCGGCAGCATGAGTGGTGTTGGTTTGTATTTGAAATCAGGCACCGTCGTCCTCCTTTCGCGCAAAATAAAAGACCTCCGAAGAAGTCATCAAAATCTATCTGTACGAGAGACAGCCCCTTGTCGGGGTGTCTGTCTTTCGGTTGTTTCGTGTTTAGTTGTACTTGCTGAGGATGATGCTGTAGACCGCCTTGACCTCATCGGTGGGTTTGATATCCCAACCCCTGTCGTAGTTAACAACGTCGCGGGTCTCGCCGAACTTGCGTATTGTCAGCTTGCTGATTTTGCCGCCGTCGATACCGAACGGAGAGCTTTCTTCATAATGCTTGACCCAGTATTTGTACTTGCTGCCTGTCGATGGACAGGAGATAATTCCTTCACTCCACATTTTCAAGCTCCCCCGTCAGTATCAGATTTGCATATCGCTTGGTGTCCGTGGAAATGAAGTTCGATAATTCGTTGAATCCCATCTCCATCGCAATTTTGAACACTGCTTTGGTATCAAACATATTCGTGCGCCCCGTGGCCGCCACCTTACGACATTGTGCTTTGACAACCTCGGCTTTGGAAAGCAGTCTGATTTCATCCTCGCCAAAAACCGCTCCGAGATGTGAGCCGCTGTCCCAGATAATGAAAACCGTGCCTGTGTCGTCTACGAAGTCCACCGTTCCCGTGTCGCCAGGTTTCAGCTTGGTGTAGGGGTCAGTCATGGAAATCAGTTCAACATGCGCGCCTTTTTTGTACCTTGCCCTCCGTGCTTCGAGGGCTGCTTTAGAAATGAAACTATTCACTGTCTGACACCTCCATTTTCTTGCTGCCTTTCCAGCTTGAATTGCCCTCAAGTCTTGAAAGTAATACCTTTCGAGCTGCTTTGTACTCGTCGCCGATAAAGCCAAGGGAGAGAAGGAAACACCGCATGGCGTATTTCGGGTTGCCGTCGATGTCTTTTTCTCTTGCCGTGATTCGCTTCTTTTCAATTGCAGTTTTGCAAAGCAGGCTGATCAGCGTGGCGTAGGCTTCTGTGTGTTCCGCATCAATCGTTCCTTTAAACCAGGGGAACTGCAGTGTGTCAGTGGTCTGCTTAATCGGCAGGTCATCCGTTTCGAGAGACGCCTTGAGAAGCGGGGCTTTGGCATTCACCAGTTTGGAGAGGTTGTCGAGTTTCTCAGGTGTAAAGCCGTCAAGGGGTATTTCAATGGTCAGGCGGTCGCTGAGATCCGCTTGGTATGTGCAGCTTTCGGGTCCAGTCGCCAGCTCTTCGGTGACTGCCTTGAAACTGTGCAAACCGCAAAGGTTAGCGACCAGCTCCCGGTTGTCCTCGCCCGTGACTGTGCCAGTCTTATCGATGTGGTAGCCGCCAACCTCGTAGGCGAATGTCGGCGCTCCGAGGTAATTGGTCGGGGCGTTAAGTTCATGACTGATGGCTGCGACCAGTGTTTTACGTTCAGGACCTGTTACGTTGTAAGAAAGTCTCATGTTCGTTTCCTCCATTTTCCTTGATTTTGCAGGGGGTTTTGTCCTCCGCGCACTACATATATCACTCTGAACGCCTTTAATAGCAAGCTTTTATGTGATAATAAATGCACCGTAAATCAAGGAAATACAGCCCCTTGTTATTGTGTGTATGACACAATGCCGCTGAGAATAAATCATACTTGGAAGAGCCACATAGCGCTTTTGACTATATTAAAGCCACCTCTTTCACGAGGTCGGCATATTGGAATACCTTGCCGTCACGCTCACAGGTGATGTCCTCGCCGCCGTTTTGCATGTACTCGGCATACCTGCGCAAAATGACCGATGCATATTTCTCGTCCAATTCGAGCATGTAGCAGGTGCGGTCAAGCTGCTCGCAGGCGATGAGCGTCGACCCGGAGCCGCCGAAAGTGTCCAGCACGATGGCGTTTGCCTGACTGCTGTTGGCAATAGGATATGCCAGCAGGTCGAGGGGTTTGCTTGTCGGGTGATCGGCGTTTTTCTTTGGTTTATCGAAGTTCCAAATGGTAGTCTGCTTACGGTCGGAATACCACTTGTGTTTGGAGGTATTCTTAAAGGCATACAGCACCGGCTCGTGCATTTGCTGGTAATCACCCCGACCAAGCACGAGGGCATTTTTCACCCAGATGCAAGTCGTGGAGTAATGAAACCCCGCGTCCACACAGGCACGAAAGAAGTTCACCTTCTCCGAATCCGAATGGAAGCAGTAAAAAGCCCCGCCATCGGCGAGGTTTTCATAAAGATTCTTAAACGCCGACAGTAAAAAGATGTAGAATTGTTCTGCCTTCATGCTGTCGTTCTTGATTTTTAGTCCGCTCACAGATTCAAAGCTGACGTTGTAAGGGGGATCGGTCAGCACAAGATTGGCTTTGCGACCATCCATCAGCTTCTTGACAGTTTTCGATACCGTGGCATCGCCGCAAATGAGTCGGTGCCGTCCCAGCGTCCAAACATCTCCGGGTAAAACAAAAGCCGCCTGTTCAAGGGCGGCTGTCAAGTCGAAATCGTCGTCAGCTACGTCCCCGCCGGGGTCGGCGAAGAGTTTTTCAATCTCGTCGGCGTCAAAGCCCGTAATTTCGAGGTCGAAGCCGAGCTCCTTGAGGTCGGCAAATTCCAGAGCTAAAAGTTCCTCGTCCCATCCGGCATTGAGTGCCAGTCTGTTATCAGCAAGAATATACGCCCGCTTCTGCGCTTCGGTCAGATGCTCCACAAACACGCAGGGGATTTCGGTCAAACCTTCTTCCCGTGCTGCCATAATGCGTCCATGCCCTGCGATAATATTCAGGTCTTTATCCACGATGACCGGGTTGACGAAACCGAACTCACGCAGGGAGGAGCGAAGCTGTAATATCTGCTCCTTGCTATGGGTGCGGGCGTTCCTTGCATATGGGACGAGACGGTCTATATTCACTTTTTCAAATCGTTCTGTCGATTTCATATACTAAAACCCCCTATTTGTGAGTAGTTCGAGAAAGGCGTTCTTTTCTTCGCCCTGCGTGTTGCTGTGGCGATTGATGATTTGCATAATCAGGTTAAAGTCGCCTTGCATCGCCTTGTAATACTGAGCGCCTGCCGTGACGTAGGGCGAGAGCTTCAGTTCCTTGGTCATTCGTCCGATTTTACGGTTCATGGCTTCGCAGGCAAGAAAGCCTTGCCTGTTCAGCACATAATCTGTAATAGTCTGCGGTGCTACATAACCATCACAGCCGCGAGCTGAAATATACTCCTCGATTTCATTTCGCAGCACATCCGCCGCCGGAACTTCTTTTTCACATTCCTTCATAGCAATGGAGAAGTAGTCCGACATCACATTTTTGGAATTGACCTTTTTTGGTTTTGGCAAACTTACAGCATTTGCGCCAGAAGTTTTACCTTCAAGCTTTTTATCGATTGGATTTTTCCGAGGACGGCCTGCCCCCGGACGATAGCCTCCGCTGGGCATTGTCATCACCTCGTTTTTGATTTTGATT